ATGCAAAGCAGCACATGTAGCAAAAATATGGTCCACAAAGAAGTTAGCTCTGAGTCGGCATTCATCTTTGACGATTCTCATGAATTTGGCGCTTCCAATGGCGTGTTCGACTCGTACTCGAATGCTGGAAACTTTCTTGTTGAACTCTTTTTGATTTTCGGAAAGCACCTTTCCTCTTCTTTTCTTGATAGGCTGTATGACCGTCACTTTTTCAGGGCTATATCCTTGATATCCGGTATCCTGATACAAGGTACAAGGAACAGAAAAAGAATACATTGTGTCAGCCATCTTCTTGTCATGCGTTTTCCCGGAAACGGTTTGGCTAACAAAGAGAATCAAACAGGATACAGTAACGATAACCGCATTCTTCACCGTATGACGTTTCTTTTTCCCACTGTATTGCTCTTTCTGCTCATCATAATCAACCGGACGAGGAATTTCCCTTTCTGTGCCATCATGCAACAGTATAGGTTGAATAACGCCATCTTTAGAAATTTCAGACAAGCGCGCGGAAAGTTATTTATTCGTTTGAGCCGGCATAAGTCCCATTGCCTGAAGACTCAACTGCAAAATATGACTCAAACAGTGTACAAAAGTATTGCAATGCTTCTGATCCATACCGAAACAAGCGGCATGATACTCTTGCAAAGGGTTATTTTTCAAGTATACAAGAATAAAGAAAAGACGATCCGGAATAGTCGGCAGGGGGCTGTTACTATATATGCAAAAACTGCGACGGTTACTACGGCGCTTGCCTGTCAATTCATATTCAGACAAATAATCGTCATGAGATGCCTCAAAGTAGGGCAGCAAATGAAGAAACTGAATATGGGACAAGCCTGTCAAGGCACGGAAGCTTTTCGGATTGTTTTTATGCTCGTTGTAATTCATGATGCAAAAATACACGCATACGCGATATATAACAAATCTAATTTACATTAACTCTAATATTATGATGAATCCTGAACATAAAAAAATAAACAAGTCGTTACAATCTCCATTTGATCATCCATACCCTCCAGTTATGGATACAGCAAACTACATTTGCGAGGAAATAAAAAAGAATGTAAAATCATCGTTTGCAGATGAACTGATTTTTCTGACATCAAAATATAGTAAAATACAAACAAGTCAAAAGCAAGCTCTTGACAAAATGACACCATTAGGTCGTGCTCTCGTATTATCGGGTTCGTCATACAGTCCTCTCGCAGGTAAAGTTTTTGATAAAGTGGATGGGCGCATCCAAGCATACAACAAGTGGAAAGCTCTTGTTGCAGGTAACATGATTTGGGATCATAAATCAGCAATTATCCAGCTGCAAAACTCACAAAAATGGGCGTGTGACAGCACTACAGGGCTGAAATTTATGTATGATATTTGGTCTAATATACACTATGGTTTTGTAGGGAGATTTGTAGGTTTTACTGAATTTGAACTAATCAATGGTGCAGGATATGCACAAATATGTGATAACAAAAAGCCCTTATGGAAATGGACAACTGCGTATGTTGTCAATCGTTTTGTCGATATAGGTGATGCAGACATATTGGGCGGTTTTGATGATGCGGAAGACACCCAAGCCATAAAGGTTGGATTCAGTCTTTACAATAAGTTTGGTAAAGCAGCGTTTGCTTTAACCTCTCAAGACATAATAAACGAAATCCTGTCATTTTACTATAATGACAAACCAATACATGTAGCAAAATGCGAATATCACAGATAACCATATTATGTATTACCGGTCTTTTTGTTAGTTGTGGGAGATCGGTAAGCCCTCCAACAGATGATGAAATGATTCAACATTTCTACGCACATGAATCTGCATTTAATCAGATAAAGGAGTTGGTCTCTATGCGTCCTAACAGCTCCTACTATCCCCCCTATCATCCGAATGACACAACCTGTTTAGCAGGAATATCAATTCCTACACAACAGGCACTTGATTCTCTTCTTAGAGAAATAAAGTGTAAACGCATATTTTACGCTGTAAAAACGGGAAGGCAAGAATATGAGAAAGAAATGCCCGAAGTGGAACTATGCCTACAATATTTTGTTTCCGGTTATTCGGTTGGCGGAACGACAAAGGAGTTTGTATATTCAACTACAGTGGGAAAGCAATTTGAAGTAATAGAGAACAGGGAGCTAAACAACATCTACCAAGAACAATATAATGATACCATACTTTACAAATCAATAAATGGAAATTGGTTCATCAGACTTATATATGACAATTAAGGAATAAACTATTCAGGAAAATGCAAAAACATGAGACCGAATGCAAATACTACTTGCAGATAAATTGCCACCAAACACAGAAGTTAAACACTTAAATATACCATACAGAGATTAGAGAAGATGCCATAAATCCTCATCTTTCCAATCTACAGGAAAGCCCATCGCTGTAATATCTATTGATGGAAAATCAGCCAACAAGCCTGAAAGTTTTTCGTTGAAATTATTGTTGGGAGAAACCGAGGAAAGAAAATAGCGGAGCATGCATAAGCGATAGTAAATCCTCTTCTTATCCACTTTTGAAGTGTCAATCCATACGTTTGAAGTTTTTCGTGGCTCTGCCGGATTGAGCATAAAATCCCTGTTCCAAATTCTTGCATGATGGCAGCACATATTGCGTAAGTTGGCAAGTACGGTCAACCATGATGTGAAAACCTGTGGCTTCAGACCGAAATAACCGGCAATATGCTTCATCAGATGATTGCTGGATATATTGGAATAAATATAGTTCAAATTCCCGAAAGACAATACTTCCGTTATCATCCATGCAGGAGGATATGTTTCAATGAAATTTTGTCGAAAATCCTCAATGTAATCTTCCTTGTTCGAAGCCAGTTCCTTTTCTATGAAGACCAATGTTTGGTTAAACTTACCTGCATTGGCAAAATATTCCGGTTTTGTTATCCAAAACTTATCTTCCAATTCTTGGCATCCGATATTCGCCAATACACTGCGAATTGCAACCTCTATTTTCTCTATTTCATTGAAAAGAAGAATACGCAATTTCTTATCAAAACGGTAGAGAGTTAAGACTTGCTCAAAAGTTGTTCCCTCTTTTAGTGCCAAATCACTCTTGGGACCTTTATAGAATGGGTAGATATATGCAGACAAACGATGATAGCCAATGTTTAGCAAATAATTTTCCACCTTATGCTCATCTTTTATAAGCATCCCCCTTGATTTTAGTATTTGAACTATTTGTTCCGGAGAAGAATATGGTTTGGTGAAACTCGTTTTCATGTATATATAATAAAAAACGACCCGCCGATTTGAGCATTGTAAAGAGGCTTGGCAGGTTCTAATAGTGCAAAAGTAGTAAATTAATTTGGAATAGCCAAATTATCTGTATTATATTTTTTGATTATCTGCAAAGAACGAGAGAAAAATTGGTTTGCAGGGCTGTAACTTTGTAATAAAATCCAGTATTTGACGAAGCATAAGCCGGGATTCTAACTCGATTATCACACAGATCATATAGTGATACCAAAGTGGTACTAAATTATAAAATTATCCTTTCATATATTTATAAATAGCTATTATTCAAATTATTATAAAAACAAATACATTGTCACCCACCAGCCTATTCGAAAGACTATCAGCGCAATGCACATCACGATTTTATCAATGCACACCGTTGCACCGCTTACCAGCGAAGTAAACCAAAGCCGGCTTGCATCCACTTCCATGTTCGTCACTTCATCCACCCCGGTCTGTTCCATGGTCGATTCTATCAGGTTAGGGTCACTCACCCCCGAATGGGCGACATCCGCTTGTGCCTGCAAGCTTGTGTACATTGTGTCCCGCACATATATCAGTTCTTGTACCTCTTGGAATTTGTCGCTTATCTGTGTGGCTTCCGCTTGGTACAGGTCATGCGTGTATGAGCCAATGGCGTTCGGTATATAAGAAAGGAAGTCCAGCACACACCAACTGCTTCCGCTTCGGTTCATGCCGGTATCTGCTGGAGGGTACCACCACGACAGGATAATGGCAATAGCCAGCGGCTTGAATAGCTTCATCACGTCCAGCGGTTCATGCTTCACCATCATTTTATAGGCCATGTTCGCTGCCACGATAATGGAAAAGAGTGCCGCTAATGCCATGCACATTTGAAGAATCCACCAAAAAGGGCCTTGTGAGCCGGTGAATGTGGCGTCACACAGGAACTCGTTGGTTTGGAATATCACATCGTCTATTTCTTCTTCGAGGATGTCAATGCCAAAGTCCGATAAGATATTGTCTGCCATACGCTACTGGATATTAGAGGAAATTTTCGTTTGTTCCGTCTTAGGTTCAATCTCATGTACCGGCAATAGGCCGTCCGCTTTCAGCAGGGCATGGATAAGCAACCTGTCTTTCTGTGTCCACCGGGTACGTCCCACAGTCTTACCGTTTTCCGGCAGTGCAATGTCGCTGCCTGCATGCCCTAAATACCTGGCTGCATTTCTTGCTTTGAACAGCACCTTGCCGTCCTCCCGTTGAGTGGTACAAATCTCCCGCGGATGATTGAACATTTGATTTTGATGATTCATGTTTGTTGCTATTTATAAAGTTAATAATTTTTTCCCTTTCCTTTTTCATTTCCTGCCACCCACGGTAGTCCACCCGGCAGAACGCCACCGCCCCATAGCGGTAGCCGCCACTTGCGCCTTCCTGTTTTCTATTTGGTTGGTCGAAGCAAGCAGTTCCGAGGTCTTGCGTGCGTTATACAGTCGGACAAGGTAGCGGATAAGTTCTTCATTCTTCCTTGCCACGTCCGTATAGATGCGCAGGTATTGCTTTTTGCGCTGGGCATTGGGCATATAGGCATCCTGCGTGGCTTTTATGGCGCATTGGAACATCTGGTAATGCTCTTTCCAATAGCTTTGGTCGTCACCGTTACCGCCTGTTTGCAGGATACGGTTGATATTCCGCTCAAAGTCTCTCATTTTGTCGGTTATCTTTCCTCCCTCTGCCGCCCACGCCACATCGAGCGCACCGCCACTGCGGTCAGCCACGTTCAAGGCTTCTATCTTCGCCCGTGCCAGCATTGCCGAGTCCAACGCTTCCGCTTCGTCCACTTGGTTATACAGGCTCACCCCGGCAAGGGTACGGTACGATAGTTTGTTCTTGCTCGCCGCACTCTTGCTGTACGACTTGTGCAGTGTTTGGTAATAGAGGCTGGGAGTCAGTGAACCGGAGCCTGTTTCACCCACCGTTATCTGGTTCATTTTGGCGGCATCATGGTTATAGGTCACACTTTGCGCCCCCACATTCATAGCCTTGCAGAGCATAAGTCCTACTGCCACTGCAATTCCTTTCCCTATTGTTTTCAGATGCTTCATATTCAGTTCCTTCATCACTTCTTTTTCAATTTTCGACTTTCAATTTACCATAGCCTTCCGGCTTCTCTCCACCGCCCAAATGCTCCTTCAATGATTTCTGCCTTGCCCCGTTGTCGATAGACACTCTCTTTCCAATAGCCGATTCGCAATTGGATATACCGCCATGTCTCAAAGTATGCCTTGTTCAGATGCGCCTCGATGTTATCCAGCCCGATATGGATACCCTCCAATATCAACAGCAGGTCAGAGGTCGAGCAGGCGGCAGCACCGGTGGCATACAGCACAAGGTCAGTCACCGAACGGTACAGCGATTTTCCTTCATCGGTTATCTTCCGTATGCAGCGCAGGTTCACGCTGATAAGCAAGGTGTCGGCCGGAGAGATTTTTCCCCGTTCCAACACCTTTTTTCGATAATCTCCTAACAGATTCTTGTAATCTCCGATACGGTCACTCACTGTGTTATAGGTAGAATAGACATTCAGCGAGGTACGGAGCGATTGGTACAGTACGTCAATCACATCAAATGCCCTCGTGTACTTGTCAAAGTCGATATTCAGTTCCTTGTATCCCACGGCAGCATCGCTGCTGTATTCATGCAACAGTTGGTTGCTTAGTTCCAGAGTGGAGCGTGCCAGCAACAGGCTCCGCTGCTGCTTGTGGTCGTTGATGTAGGCTTCCACCACAGGTATGTCGAAATTCCATTGCGCCTTCACATGGGTGTCCAGCACCGCCAACAGGAGCAGGAGCAGGTATCGTGTCCGGTTATTCATTTTCGTTCCTCCTTTCTTTATCTTCGTATTTGCCGTTATAGTCCACGGAGTGCAGGCTTTCAGCCGCCCCGCGCAACCACCGTCTCCGGCATTGCTCTACCAGAGTCAGCCGCCGTCCTCGTTCCTCATTGATATAGGGAGCCGCATCACGCAACACATCTACAATGGAGAGCTTGTAGTGCATCATTTTCTCCAGCGATACCAAGTCGGCATAGATATGGCTCAGTCTCGTATGCACCTGACGGGCGATTTCCAGTCGGTCTGATGACCACAGCAGATGAAAGGTGTCCCCGGTGTTATCTGTTTCCGGCGGTTCGCTCCGGAAGTATTCCGTGCTTATCTCACAGGAGGGGTATTCACGGGCGATTTCCGACAGGCGGCTATTCACTTCGTTCTTCTTCTCAGTCTCGCTTTTCTCCGAATCTAATTGAATGATGTCCACCACCTCCGTGTCGCTGTATTCGGCGGTCAGTTCCCAACTGATTTCCATAATGGCGCGGTGTATCTTGATACCGAGAAAGTATTTCGGCTTCCGGGCAATCCGCAACGAGGCACGGAATGTAATCACCCCGTTGATGTTCGGGGCGGCGGACTCACGCAGGTAGGTATAGCCCGACCACCGACCTTCGCCTTTCCATGTCAGATCGTAGGCCGCCTTGCAGTTCTGCATGATTGCCGGAATACGGTAGTAATCATCGGTAGGCACGTCGTTGTCGGCAGCGGCTTCCTCTTTGGCTTGTGCCAATTCCGCCTGCTTCCGACACACGGCGGAAAGTTCCGTCTCTATCCGGTCTATTTCGTTCTTATTGTTGTTATAGGCTTGCCGAAGGGCGGCGGCTTCCTCCACGGTGGCGGAAGCTATCTGCTTGACTAGTTCCGCATTCTCAACCTTCAGCTCGTCTATCAGGGCTTGCAGTGCGGCGGCCTCCCCATTGTATTCCTGCTCCAGTTCGTCCAAACCGGACAGGTCCAGTGTTTCGTCTCCCGGCACGGTTGTCCGCATCACGCACTCCTTCGAGTGGGCGTTCAGGCTGCCTTCGCAACTGCGGCATTTGTATTGGGTGGTGCCGGAAATCAGGCTTACCCCCTCATGGCAGGTCACGCTTATCATCACGCTCTCGCAGCCCTTCAACTTTGCTTCATCCGTAGCTTGGTAGTAGTTTTTCGCATCGGAGCCGATGTAATATACGAGGCCTTCCTCGTTCTCGTTGTATTCCGACAGCCGGGCTTGAAGTTGCCTCTTAAAAGTGTTCAAGTCCATGGTATATGAGTCGAACACGTCCTCATACACTTCTTCCGTATGGTTCCAGCTTTTCGTCACTCTGATACTGTATGCGTAGGCTTTCTTGGTTTGCTTGCCCTTTTGCGAAATGATATAGCTGGAGCGGTAGTAGCTGATAGCGTAGGTATTGCCGTCATTCTGCCTGTTCAGTTGCTCCACCTGGATCCTTGACCATCCGGCATGGCGCTCCGAGTTGCGGAGTATCTGCTCGGTCTGGGCGGCATTCGGGTAGAAGTTGGCATCGGAGGTGCTGAATCGTGTCCATTCCCCGCCGTTAATTATGCTGTTGTCGTCCGTGGCAGGAGAATAGTCGCAAAGCACCTCCTGCCCGGCATCCCTGCGGTAAATGTACCACCGTTGGGTGTAATATTGCCCCATTGTCTCGTGCAGGTAGTCGGTCATCCATGCCGTCAGGTTGTAATTGTCAAGTTGGAACAGCCCTGCCACATTCTCCGTTCCTCCGACTAAGGAGAGCAACGTGCCACCTACTGACCGGTCAAGGCTCTGATACAAGTCATAGCTGCTTTCCACGGCGTGGGCTATGGTGGCTATGTTCCCTTGCAGCAGGCCATGGAAACTGCTCTCTCCCAAGATACGTCCGCTTAAGTTCTCCGTACCGGCAGTGGCGATACTCACCCCCATGTTATAGAGCTTGTCCAAGTCAGCCTTTAGGTTCTCTTTGGTGAAGTGGTGCGGAACGTCGCCCAAATCGTCAAGGAAGGTTTCCCAGTCGATACCGCCGTTCTCCGACAGGGTGAACAGCGAGGCCACCTGCGGATTCAGTTGCAGGAAAGCGATGTTGCTGAACGACAGGCTGCCATTGGTCACTACCGACTCAAACTGCATACAGAGCGTTTTCACTTCCGTGCAGATTTTCATCAGGTAGCTTCCCCAATAAAGGGCGGTCTGGGGTGAGCGGAGCATCATCCCGGCTACCGTCCATATCTTCGGCATGATTTTGACACTTACCAGGTGGTAAATCCTCCGGTAGTATTGGTTCTCCGTGTGGCTGCTCCAGATACCTAGTTCCGTCAATCCCTTGCGGTCAAGGAATTTGGATGTAAAAATTCCGGCGGCGGCGATTTCGGCGGCGTTATACCGTTCCAGTATGGCTTTCACCTGCTCATTGTAATAGGCTTCGGCCATCGCCTCCGTGCCGTAGGCGGCAACCATGGCGGCTACCGTTTTCTTGTCGTAGTTCACATGCTGTGCCCTTGCCGAAAGGACAAAGGTGCAGGCTACGGTCAGAAGCAACAGGATTCTATACATGGCAGAGCGGGCGTTTAAAGGATTATTTACTGTCAACCGCTATCTCTTTCCCTTGCCCGGCACGCTCCATGCACAGGCTGTATTCTCCCGAACACCAGTCCTTTTCCGGCGCCGTAAAGCGGATGTAGTTCCGCTCTTGCAGTTCCTTGCTGGCTGATAGCACGTCCTTTACGGTAAATCCGCGCACTTTGCAAAGCAGGCTTGCCGGATGCACATAGAATTTTTCGGGTTTGCCCTCGTTCTTCCAGATATAAATAAGGTAGAAGAACAGCACCGTCGCTTCTTTGGAGAAATTGCTGCGTTCGTTGGATTTCCAGAACTCGTTGATAAATTTTTCTTCTTGCATGATAATATGTTTTTAGGATTGTGTTTCTTTCAGGTTCAATACTTTACCTGCCTTGTTTACCATTTGGGCAAAAGGCAACGATTTTTCGATGCCCGACAGCTCCCAGTCCCGGCAATAGGCTTTCGTGGCTTCTTGGTGGCTGCATTTCAGCTCTGCCTTGTAGAGTTTCAGGGCCTCTTTTTCCGCCCGTTCGGTGGTGTAGGTCATGTAGCATTCCCTTGACTCTTCCACGCCATACACTCCGCTGGTTGCACCACGTCGGATGAATACCTCCCGGAAGAAACTGCGTCCTTCCTTGTTTTCCAGCCGGTTGACCGTAAATATCTTCCTGCACTCCACATCGGTCAGCCCGAGAATGGTCTTGATGTTGCCGAAGCGTTCCTTGAACTTGCTTTGGTCAAGCAGCATCACCACATCGGAGTTGTTGATAATGGCCTCTTTCACGATTTCGCTGCCTATAATGTCCTGTATTTCCTGGGTCACTACACCGACACTTGCCCAAAACTTTCTTGCCGTCTTATACATAAACTTGATGTATTCCGCCATGAGTGGTGAGGCGATAGCCTTCCACGCTTCCTCTATCACAAGGACTTTCCGGTTCTTTTTCAGACGCATTTTTTGCAGGAACACGTCCATGATGATAAGCGTGACAATAGGAAAAAGTTTCTTATTTTCTTTGATTGCATCCACTTCAAAAACAATAAAGGTCTCCGAGAACAGCGTGGTGTCCACATTTTCGTTAAGTATCTTATCGTAGTTGCCACCCTTATAGAAAGGCTGGATCATGTACGAGTATTTGTCGTAGTCGATTTCGGTGATGTTGTTCTCCAGACAAATAAGTTCCAACCGTTCACAGGAGTATTCGTAGAAGGTATTGAACGACAGCAAAGCCACCGTCAAAGCTTTCCGCCGTTCCTCCAACAGTTTGATTTTTGCATCAATCTTCTCACCGAGTGTCTCCATTTCCTCTACACTCCACGTGCCTCTGCGCTTTTCGGCGGCGGTCAGTGTCTTGCGCAGTGTTTCGCGCTGCACCGGGTCATACCCCCCGAAGCCGTGGAAATAGGCATCGTAGTAGTCTGTCACAATCTGCTCGATGATACGGAACTCCAATTCCGAAATTTTACCGTCCGAACCTTTCCATATCAGCAGTATCAGGTTCTTCAGAAAGTCTATCTTCTCAATGTTCAGTTCCGCTTGCGTGATGTTGAAAGGGTTCATCGTAATGGGCTTTTCTTCGGTGTAACTGATATATTTTCCACCGAGGTACTCACACAACCCCTCGTATGAATTACCCGTATCTACCATCACCACATCGGTTCCTTGTTCGTGCAGTTGGCGCACTACACTATTCATGTGGAACGACTTCCCGCTTCCCGAAGGTCCCAAGCAGAAGAAGTTGGAGTTGTCTGTCAGCTTGTTCTTTCCCTCTTTTCCTGTGATGTCTATGGCCACCGGCACGCCCTGCCTGTCCGTATAGTATATTTTTAGCGGAGTTTCCTCGCTGTGCTGTATCTTTTCTTTATACATCAGGCATGTGGCGGCATCACCCAACGTCAGGAAGCGGTCATACTCCGCACTCATGCCGTAGCAGTTGCCTGGGAACGAATTGACAAACAGCTCCAGTTGGTTGTAAGCCCTCTTGGAAATATGGATTCCCATGCGCCCGAATGTATTCTCCAGATGATTGGTCGGCTTCTGCAAATCGGTATCATTGTTGCAGCACACTACAAGGTTGTAATGCGTATATACCAGTTGCTTTCCCTCCCTGGCCATGACTTCCTGCACTTGCTTGATGTCCTCTACGGCCATTTGGTTGCCCGGATTGGGAATACTGGCGTGGCGGTTTTTCTTCTTTTCCAGTAGTGCAAGCTCCCTCTTTTGGTTAGGAATGAAAATCATCTGGTTGTAAATGACCGTCCTCGCTTCGGGGATTTGGTCAATGGCTGCCATTAAATCAACAGGCATCCGCGTGTTGTTTACCTCGATATTGGCAAAGGGACGTACCAAGCCGGGCAGGTTGATGCTGTCTACATCCACGAGTGAGAATATTTTACATTTCTGGTCACCCATGCGCACACATTCCTCATCCACCTTGAAGTTGTTCATTGAGAGTGTCTTGTGGGTAAAGTCCATGGCAAAATAGCGGTCGATATACTCGCAGGCGGCTTCCTTTGTCAGAAACTCGGCACGTACGCCGGTATCCTTCAATTGGTCTTGTACTTTGCGGATTTTCACCAGAAAGTCACGCCACCTCTTGTTGTCGAAAGAAAAGAGGCGGCTCTTTTGCGCTTCCTGTGTCACGGTCAGGTAAGTCAGGCTGTCTGTATATTCCCTGCCATCAAAGTAGCGAAAATAGGATTCTGACAGATATTCACGCTTGCCTCCATTCTCCTCACGGAACGGCTTGCGTACGAATATGTCTTGCTTGTGCAGCGCGTATCCTTCACCAAGTGTCTGGACAATGGCGGTGAACAGTCGGGTGTATTCATAGTATCCGTCTATGTCGGCAGAGTATTTATCCACCGGATTCTCCATGCGCAGGATAGCCGCATACTCCCCGTTTTTGGTATAGACCACGCCGACACCCTTGTTGTCTTCCACGGAGAAGTAGATGTCCTGGAAGATACGCTTGCGCTTTCCTCCTGTGCCAAAAGTGTATACCGATATGGCCATACCCGTACCGATAGCCGAAAGAATCAATAGAATATAAATAGTCATGGGCGTTATTGTTTGGGGCTTCCGTCACGTCGGGCGTAATAAATCTTTCGGATACCGAAGGCTAAATCATTCTCCCATTTATCCGAAAACTTGAACAGGTCAAACGTAGGATGTTCATTGCAACATTCGTAAGGCACGATGCCATGTCCTACAAACAGGGCGATGTCCGCCGCAATACAGCGTGCCACTTCCCTACCAATATAGAGCCTTTCCCTGTCGGTAAACTCTACATCGGTGAACTCCTTCCGGTTCGTTCCAATGCACACGGATGCAAAATCCTCTCTACCGCCAATGTCTGTAATCGTCACAGTGGCATCGGTGTCGGAGTCCATAGCTACTTTTACTTTGAATAAAGGTGGAAGCACACAGATTTCCACTGAATTGATTTCCGCTTCGTTGTATATTACCAGGTTGTTCATTTGTGTTGTTTTTTAGGTGAATCAAAATAGATAGAATAACCGCAGTCGTAAGCCTGCGTATTGTTTCGACAAGGTGCCGGTCACAATGCCGTTCTCCATGTCAATCAGGTAAAAGGTCTTGTCTGAACTTTCGCTGACGGTCAGGTATTCTCCCTGCATCAGTTCACAGTCGGTCACTTCTCCGAGTTGTCGGCGATAATAGAACTGTGCCAGCTCTGCAAGTGACGGTACATAGCTTCCCGGATGCCGTTCCACTTCGGAAAGCATCTCTTTCCGGGCGAACAGACCTCCGTTTTTTCCGTGGACATACTCCGTTTGGCGATACTTGTCAATCAGCCTTTGGGTAAGGCCGGCACCGTCTGTAAAACCGAAAGCGCATTGCTCGCCATAGGGTATTTCCGCAGTAAAGATGAGTCTGTTCTCGTCACTGATTTCATCCGTTTGTCGGGGATTGATGACTCCCTCTTTGCGTTTACCGTCAATGGTCTGAAAGCTCTTTCCGACAGTTAAAGCCTTTCTGGAATGGCAATACCGGCCCTCGCAGTCGCGCAACGCCACCGCTTTGCCCTGTCTTCCGTCTGTTTCCACCACCACGGCAATGGAATTGCTGTCACGCTCGGTGCATATCCCGCCGTCCCTTTGCAGATAGTGGCCTACTTCCACGGAATCCACACGTTGCATAGGTCGGTAGCGGAGTTTGCGCCGGGTTTCCACCCAACTGCCACTCACCGCCAGCCCCTCCTTGCTTTTGCGCAGGTTCAGCCTCACAAGGCTTCCTGCCTGCATGGGCGGCAATGTTGTCCGTACAGTGTATGGGTGTCCGTCAATAGTGGCGACAACCGTCACTGCACCTTCCGTATCGGTAGGCACCAGATAGAAGTCATGTCTCCGGCCATTGTTCAGCAGACAGTCTGCATCCGTGGCGTTCAGCGTGCCACCTTTGCTCACAGGTTGCCATTTGCCCAAGTAAGGCTGATAGGTGGCCCGTTCGCAAAGGTTTTCACCCATAAGCGCAAGTCCGTCCAGCCGTTCTTGCAGCCGGTCACTCTCGCAGCCGATACCCATGCAGGCCCCCGCCCGTTTTCCCCGCCGTCCCCCCCCCCAGCCGATACCGAGCAGCACCATCGAACTGCGCCAATCCATTTCCACGGAAATCTCCTTGCCGATATGTCGGGCAGTCTCCACGCCGTACAGGTTCTCCCCGAAAGGGGCCGCCAGCACAAGACTATCATCTGCGGCCAGTCCTCTATGATAAGGGAAGCAGGCATACACGACAGCGAGCGTGTCAGCGGTTACAGTATGATGTCTCTTCGCCACATAACGCCCATTCTCGTAAACAAACGGTACACCGTGAAAGGCGTTCCGTTCCGTGTCTGTGGCATCCGCAAGGTGCAGGTACACACCGATATCCGGCAGCTTGGCTTCCATTCCCTCTAAAGTGATTGCCAACGGACGGCAAGCGGTTGTCCAGTTTTGCCGGATTTTACCGGCTGTCTGTTGCGCTTCCCCCGTAACGGATTTTGTTGCCTGCCGTTCTCCGCAAGAAACGAATAGCAGAACACTTGAAATAAGCAACCAAACGGTTTTACCTTTTTTATAAACTTCGGTCATTATCATTTCCTTTTTGAATAAGCATAGATGAATACTCCCTTATCGTTCTTCTTGCTGTGCAGCCCTTTGCGCTGTTTTAGCAGGATAAATCCTGCACCTACGGCGAGGGATGCCACCAAAGTGAGCAGCCCGGCAAGGAATCCTATCAGGCAGTAGATCAAGATGAAGCCGAGAATGGCCCCACCGATAGCTCCCGCTGCCCAATAGATATATCTGCCTTGAAGCCCCATCAGTTCAAGAGGCCGTTGAAGCCCCTTGAACAGTGGGTATCCCGTGTAGCGGCTGTTGTCCGTTCCGGTTCCCATGCGCTGTCAAGCGGAGATACCAAAGAACAACGGAAGTGCCTGTGCCGCGGCCACAAGGAAGATACAGGCGCCCACAATCATCATGATGGACTTCTTAACATCCTGTTCCTCGTTGTTCATTTTTATATACACACTGATTGCTCCCACAACGGCTACAATACCGGCAATGGCGTAACACAGTTTCACCACATACGGCACGTACTTGGCGATTTCGTCCGTCACCGTGCCGAGGGCAGTCGTTCCGGCGGAGTAATCACCGGCCGCATTCTGGGCGAAGGCGGTCACCGTTCCGACCAGCAACATAAGTGAAAGCATCTTGATTCTTTCGGAAGAGCAGATGCCCTTCATCATTTTCTTGATTTTTTGCAACATTCGTTTTTTTGTTTTTAATTAGACATTATGCTACTCTCTGCGCAGATGAGTGTTTTCTATACTTGATATCCAAAGAAAGCCGGAAATACGATAGAGGCTCCGATCATGAACATACAGGCTCCCACAACCATGAGTATCTCCTTGACTATACCTTCCTCACCGGCATTCATCTTGATGAAGATTTGCAGGCTGGCGTAAATGGTGACAAGGGCGGCAATGGCATAGGTCAGATATAGCACATACAGCATCATGGTCACTACATAGTCGTGCATCAGTGCCAGCGCATCGGCTCCCCAACTGTAATCTACGCCGCCGCATTTGGCGGAAACGGACTGTGCCGAAAGAAGGCACAACACCGGTAGGTTATGGCGGATAATCTTCTTACAATACATTTCGGATGACATTGATTTCTGGTTTGAACAGCGAAGTTTTCTTGCCTTCCAGCAATTCATGGAGTTCCGGGGCTGTGATGCCGTATTCGCTCACTACATCCGCTTTGTCCAGGTTCTCTTGCAGCGAAGCGATGCGTCTCTCTGTCTCGGCAGTTTCTTTCTTTTCGCTTTCCTTTTCCGGGTCAAGCACTTCCGCAGTTTCTTCCGGTTCAGCATCGCCAATAAAAAAGCCGTCTCCCTGTTCATTCACAGAAACGGCGGTTTCAACTGGAACGTCTTCAATCTCAAACACTTCCTCGTTGGAAGTAAGTTGCTTTCCGGTAGCGTATAAATCCTTGCCGATGTTGGCACCGTAGTAAAGGAGGTAGGCGATGCTCAGGCAAATGGCAAATGTCAAAAATGGACTCATTTCGTATTGTGTTTATGCGTTGATTGTTCGATTGATGCCGCAAAGGAATAATGAAATAGAGGTACACGATGAAAGACAAAGCAACAAAACCTCCTTTTTTAACCGGGTTTATGATTGCGACGGAAAATCAGACTGTCAATCATACTCCGACATCACGCTTACAGGCATTCCACTCTCTACCATTTATATGCAAGAGGGTGTGAATCGTATATACCCATGCCCTCATTGGGCGGAGATATTTCCGGTGCAAAGTTCTGGCAGGTTTGCTTTGATTGACCCAAACTTTTGGGGCAGGAAGCGGCGGATTTTCAGATAGTGAGTGCCCCGATGATTGAAATCTTCCTTTTTCCACACGCGTAAAAAGCATATTTCAACCAAAAAGTTTGTGCCATACGCACCTGCTAGGTCGGAGCACCATAAATAACTTCCTCACAATAAGGGGCAAAGGCTCCCGACGATAGGGAAACAAATCAAATCCGATATGAGATTTACTATTTTAGCAGCAGAATGGAACGCCAAGTTAGTTGCCTTGGCAAAAGTAATGAACAGTAAAGTGGCATTGCCTATCTATTCTACGTTCCTGTTGGAACTCAAAGACGGTGTGCTGAGAATAACAGCATCCGACATGGATTGCAGCCGATGCAGTACGCTCCCTGTCATGGATATGGACAGAGCCAACGAGCACAATGGAAGTTTATGTGTCACAGCGAGTTTTCTGCTTGATTCGTTGAAAAACTTAGGCGACCAGCCTGTCACTTTTGAAGCGGACGAGGAAAATTTGTCGGTAGTTATCCGCTACAACAACGGTCAGTTCGACATGGTGGGATTTCCGGCAAAAGATTACGCCCTTCCCGGCACAATGGGGAAAAGCGTACAGGTCACTATCGAGGCATCTGTCTTGAATGATAGTATCGGCAAGTCTTTATATGCCGTTGGCAACGATGACCTTCGCCCTATATTTTCCGGCATCTATTTTACCAAGAAAGGTGATGAATTGCAATGTGCCACGACCAATGGCTCCATGTTAGTACGGAACACTTACAAGGTAGAGAATGATGGACAAGAGTACAGTTTCCTGCTACATTCAAGAGCAGCAAAGATTGTGCGCAGCATGACAAGCAAGTCGGACGAGAAAGTACAGGTATTCATTACTGAACGTGAAGTGGCTTTCCAAACAGAAACAGACTATTTCCGCACACGGTTGATAGAGGGAAAATACCCCAACTACAATGCCATTATCCCCACAGACAGCGACAAAACCGCCATTCTCGACAAAAACGAACTGTTGGCGGCCGTCAGACGGGTAAGCGTATTTGCGGATAAGGCACGTTGCGAGGTGGTCATGAACTTTTCGGGATTGTCGTTGGTGCTTTCAGGAAAGGATATTGATTATTCCACCCATGCCGAGGAAATGGTATTTTGTGCCTATCAAGGCGGCAATTTGCGCATCAGCTTCAAAGCGGAGTTTTTGAAACAAACGCTGGAAAATATCACCACCAAAGAGGTACAGTTCCAGTTAAGCACGCAAGAACGTGCAGGTGTTATCACCCTTGTAACCGACGATGACCAGATGGCAACCGTAGCATTGATTATGCCCATATTGCTATCTGCCTGATTTATAATTCAACCATCCCAGTAGACTATCATTTGTGCGACCGACAGGGATTTGTTTTTATTTGCTTCCCTTTCATAATAATATTTCCTATTTTACGTTTACCTCCTTCTAATATCCAACAAATCCAAAATATCTTTTGTTAGCTTTGAAAGAGGTCTATCCTCGTATTCAGCTTCCATTAAATGCCTGCCCCATACAAAATCATACACCTGACGTGGATGATATCCTGTACCTTGAAAACTTTCTACCAAGGCTTTCCTGGCATTAGCATCGTAAGCCATAGATTTGTCTATCAGTTCTTTTACATAATCAGTATGCTTATTATATACATTTTTTAGTCCTAATACACTCACATTCGCTTCTTCTGCAACATCATTACCATTAAAATTCAATCTGATTTCTTTCTCTGTCAGTTTGTAAATTTGGGATTTTGTTAATATATTCCCTGATTTATCCGTTATAACAAATTTTCTTTTAAAAGCTCTATAATAAGGATTTATACCTATTTCCTCTTCAGATTTTACATGGTTGCAAGAATGACAGGCTGGAATAAGATTGTAGAATGACAAACAGAAAAGTGGATAATCAGCTTTCGGATAAAAATGATCCAGTTCTGGACGTTCTGGTGCTCTTCCATTGAAAGTATATATAAATTGCCGATTACAATACGGGCATGTCTTGATATTTAATTTGTCGACTAAATCTCGGCCATATTTTTTTGATACATTGTCATAATAGCTCACGAGTACAGGTGATAGTACTTTCAATAACATAATATCCCCAATTTTTTTCTTCTTCCATTTTTTTATTTGTGTGTCCATAACATTGGGATTCGCTAATATGATGCCATCAATGTGTTTCCACCAATAGTCAAGTTTTGCCATATATGCTTTTTTAAGCCTTCTATCCTTGGCATAATCAAACACCACACGCAAACATTCATACTTTAACTTTTGGGCGTATGAATTGAAATATCGCCTCTTTCTTAATGACAACTCGATATAAGGACGACAAGAATCATTAAAGAACTTTTTTACCATATCAAGCCATTCTTCTGCAATTTGATTTACATATCGACTTCGTTTAATATCTATCATTGTCGTAAGTTGGATAATGCATATTATATAATTTCATTAACTGCTCTCTTAGATATGGTTCTCCTATTCTCATAATGTTAGAATAGAACCATTCTTTTTGTTTTTGACTTCTTGAATCTAGTTTGTAACCATTAAGCCTTTCAAAAAGTCTGTTAATCTTATCGTGAGCAAACTCCCCGATTGGTAGTGACGGTAGGAAGAAGCCATTCCTTAACATTCCGTGGATATTGGCTCCGAACGTGTTCTCTTGCATCTTTTCCGTTACTGGTTTACCTCCCTTTAGAAATAATACATTACACAGGGGAATGTCCGATAAGATAAATGGAGAATGTGTAACAAACGTAATGTTAATCCTTTTGATATGGTGGAAATCTATCGCATGTAACTTTTCCACTAACATTTTCACCACTATCCTCTGATATTCTGGATGAAAATATAATTCTATTTCTTCAAAAAAAACATTGATATTCTCGTATAGTCTTTTATTGTCTGTTACAGAATCCAAGTTCCTTAGATGATAAATTAGTGCACCAAAATTATTCAATAACTGCTTCTCTCCAGAACTCAGATACTTATATGGGATATAGGTGTTCTCATAGCGTTCTGACTGATATAGAATATCTGTTTTATAAATAGGTGGCGGTAACAAGTCTAATGGGAAAGGGCTTTTTTTATAATACGATTTTAAATTATCGAATCTCACTAATAAACAGCCTTTAAAATCATTTCCTAATTTATACTGCAAATTTGCATCAGAAAGAAATTCGAAAATATTACAATCTTCTTTTTGTCGTTGATCAATAAAATTCAAACATTGACGTAACTTTAAGGTAACGTGTGTCGTATCTATCTTGATTTGTTCTACTACTTCAGTGATAACAGAAGTATTGAATACTAGTCCAGTATTATTCCATCCATTATCTTTTTTATCAAGATAGTCGCGATATTCGGGATAGACTGCACAGATATTTATTGTTTTATAAACTATATAGTGCTGGCAACGTTCAATGTCGGTTAACTTTTCATATTCTACCATGAAAATATTAGTTGAAAAATTCCAACTTTTCATAGTCTCGTAGAGTAATCTGAGTCTTGTCAATTGCCTAATATTAAGTTTGTCATATCTCTTATATTTTTTAGCAAATCTATTAAATGGTAGACTGTCGTTTACATTATTTACATATTTCATTAGGGCATTCAACAACTGCCTCAAGTCACTTTTGCTTGAATACATACTACGTCTCTTGCCAATCCATTCATAACAATGATTTAGAAACTTTTTATATGATGGTTCTTTCTCGCCAGTCAGTAAGTCAAGACAATTTTCTATTATCTCCAGCGTATTGTCATGTAGATTTTCTACAACCATATCATCATACTTCTTGATAACTTCTTCTATTTGGTTGATACATCCTGATAATGATGAATTGGATTTGTTATCTTTAAAGTATTGAACAATGGTTACCTCCTGAAGTTTTGAATATCCCAAATCTGTCAACTGCAAAATTTCAGCATCTTTATCACCTATTCTTCTGAACGAATGGTCATTCTCCCTAAGATTAGGTTCTTGGATGTACAAAGCCATTAGTCTTTGCATTGTTAACTCGATTTCCCTATTGATATTTATATTACCTTCGTATCTGTAAGGATGAATCGTTATGGGTGTCCTATAACCATCATTTTTATGGAACAAATAATGCAACCAGCATTTCTCGCTTTCTTCTTGCGATTGTATGTTGTCATTCCATTCAGCCCTAAAATCTTTTGTATTGTATGCGTAATGAGAGTAGTTCGATACAATGGTATAAAATAGTTCATTCATTTTACTAACACTCTTGACCGGAGTCATCTGTTTATTCCATTGTCGGGCATTAGAATCACTCACATCTGCATATTTCAATAGGCTTGTATAATTGTTTTCCTCAACTTCTCTTATACAGTAAACTGCGTCATCAAGCAGATAATACAATTCAGCCTTCACTCCATCTATCCGCAATAAGTTATCTTTGTCTGTTAATCTATAGTGCTTTGCACAATTGTTAATTAAACGCATTACTAATTCTATTAGGGTACTCTTACCGTCACCGTTCATTCCAACCACAGCAGAAATATTTATTTGCAATTTGGAATTAGTGTCTAGCGAGAAGAAATCATTGGGTAACGGTTTTACGTACTCGTCACGCAAACATATGCCATTTTCTGTAATGTAATAATCATTGCAAAAATAGTACATTTTTCCTGTTTTCAGACATTTACAGACTGAGTCACGACATCCTTTTAGTGGTTTGACTGCTATTAACTTAAACATTCTTTAGTGTTAAAATTAGTTTATCTTTATCGAAATCCATTTTATTCTTATTTTAGGTGAAAATAGATAACTGCAAGTTGGTCAATTCATTCCATTTCCTTCCTAAAAGAATAAATCATAATTGCCATAACAAAGATACATTTTTTTGCGAAGAACATCCAAATATCATAGTTATAAATGATTTGACTAACAATCTCCTAAATTCTCATTCTTAATTTGGTTATCAATAAGCAATAGAAAATACCATATCAACAGGATTTTGTCAGTGCGGTATTCTCTTTTTCCCGAAAATATTGGGATAGTTTGTTTCTTGGTTACTTATGTTTCTGTCTTATAAAGATATATTAATTTTCCATGCACCTGTTTTTCTGGCACCGATTCTCGATATAACTCTTTTTTCCGCAAGGCTCTTGATACGTCTGGCAACCGTAGCACGATGCAAATTCAACTGTTCGGACAATTCCGTATAGGTGATGTCAGGCTTGGCTTGAATAAGTCTCAACATCTGCAAATCCTCTTCACTTATAGTCGCGTTTATAGTCGCATCAGTATCACTTATAGTCGCATTTATAGTCGCATCTGCCACTTTTATAGTCTCACTTTCAAACTCAACACTTGTACGGAAAACATCTTGTTCAAAAAAATGGGGATGCCCACCTTGATAATACTTGGCGTATTTGAAAATATTACGCACACCGGAACCGAGTTTGTCGGCCAATCCGATATTGCGGAAAAAGGAGGCGATGATTGGATTTTTGGGATTCGGTTCAAAATTTTCTAGGGTTATCTCACCCGACCACGAGGCACGGTTAGCATTTTCCGTGTATATACGGTTATTCTCGATAACGAATTTGGCAGGATAAGAACTTGAAAATTCTCTGTGGATGAGTATGTTTGATACCATTTCCCTGCATATTACTCCACGCAGGCTTATCCGTTGTTCATTTTCAAGATAAAACGGATCCGGCAAATGTTTTTGGGCAAATTCCATCAACAGGTCGTAGCTTTCCACAAGGTTGGTACATACAATCTCCCTGTCGTCATACCGGTCTATATTGATTCGGCGAAGCAAAGCATCCGTTTCATAAGCCGGTGCCACATCTTTTATAACGTCGTCACGACCTAACAGTAATACAGCTGCAAGATTCAGTCCATGCTTTCCTGTCTCATGATTCGTACCGAACAGACCGGCAGAGCGTAACAACTCCATATCATCCGTCTTTTGCCAAATATGCCGACCGTTAGCGGAATTAGCAGCCATTTGTCTGATAGTCGGCAAAAGGTCGAGTCGCAAATCTTCCACTTTTATATATGGAAATACCTTCCGTTCTGTAAAGATACTTTGCTTACGGATATACATCATCGCTATTTGTGAGGTGCTGGTCACGTGTACGTCCGCATCATCCACCCGGTCGAATATCTCCTTTTTATAGGAATGGACTTCTGCACTTGGATTGACATGAATGTGTATCACGGTTTTACCCTCATAGAGAAGCGGTCTGGGCTCCAAATAAACAGTAGGAGTTATCAAATCCGAATTGCTGACACAACTGATAAAATTCTTAATCATTGAAGATACGGAATTTTCAGGTACGCCGACAACACGACCGGAATCCGTCACGCCTAAAAATATATCACCGCCAAAACGGTTGAGAAAAGAGCATACCGTTTCATAGGTATCGCTTTCAATGCCATTTCCACAGCGTTTAAACTCCACCCGAATGGTTTCTCCTATTTCCAGTATTTCTTTAAATCGTTCTTGTTCCATTGTTCTAATTGTTAGGCAAAAATACAAAATATCCAGCACATAAACTTGTGTAGGATATGATTCTTTTGTTTAAAGTCAATTCACGGCATCCTTTTCTTATCGCGCAACAGGTCATTGACATCCTTATAATAAGAAAACGCCTCCATCATATTATATACCGTAGCCGTATTCATTTCCCGAAGCAGATCCACCGCCTTTCGTCCGGCATCGTCATTGTCGAGGAAGCAATAGATTTTCTTGTATGCTTTCAAGCGGGACAGAGTTTTGGACAGGTTGTTCACCGAGTTCAGCACAATTAAATCCGGCTGTCTGCATGGAGGTAGCAACTTTCCTTGTTTTACTAGTGTCAAATAAGAAAGAAAGTCCATAAAGCCTTCAAACAGGCAACATGCCAAAGTGGTCTTTGTGGTGTTGGTCACTGATATGTCTTTAGGTGCAATGCACCCTTTGTAGTACGGACTGCGCATTTCATATCCACCGGCTATATTAGGAAAACCGATAGCGAAGTAGGCTCTTCCACGGCAGGTATAGTGTATTTCCCTGCATTCCCTGATTCCGATTTCCATATCAATGCCCCGTGAAGCCAGATAGGACTTCAAGGCTACCGAAGTCAGCGTACCGATTTGGATGTTCCGCAAGGTTTCATTCCTTTCCTCAGAAGAGGGCAGGAACGTTCTTGCCTTGACAGGTACTCCCGGAGTGGCGTTTTCTATCAGTTTCAGTACACGGGATATATCATTGGTACGATAGATAAGAATACCCAAGTCTATGATGTCGCCACTTCGGGCAGCGCGTAGGCTCGGTACAGAACGCCTTACTGCCTTTCGGCAGTAGGTTTTCCCGTACCTGCCCCCAAACCGTACTTGCATGTCTCCACGCATACGGCTCTCCGTTGATAACATGACTTTATTTAGCATGGCTGTGTATTTTGGCATAACACTTTTCACAGACAACCAATGTCTTCCTATGCTTTTCAAGCATCAGCCTGTCGCATTCAGTTTTTCCTTTAAGCTGATTTAGCTTTCTGACATGACGCATGACTACAGGTCCGACTTTTCCACATAATTCACATGTTCTCGCATCCAATCGCTCAGTAAGTGTCGGCTGTGGAATTGCGATTGTGTAGGATAAGTCGTTTACCTCCGTATAGTACATTGGTGGTTTACGTTTGAATCCCTCATTATAGAATTTCCTGTACCGTAATTTACCTTTTGCATCCTGATATGGCACTATAATGTCATTCCCAACCTTATATTTGTCAATGACTTTGCTTACAGTGCTATTGGTTTTTCCTGCAATGGTATGGTACATACTGTACTCCATGATGTATCCAAACTTTGAGAGCGCGTATGCCACGTTGTTGGCAATGCAGTAGTAGTTGTAGAACCCTCTGATTTCAGAGTTATATGCCGCCACTATGTCCTCGATTTTCTTCTTCATAAGATTGCCTCTGAACTTTGCAAACCAAACTTGTCGGCCATTTTCTACCTTGTATCTGATGGCGCTGTATTCTTCCAGTTTGTTCCGCACCGTTTCTATGGCGACCTTTAGGACTATCTTACCGTTGTAATAACGGGCTGGCACATTGTTCTTGTCTCGCTTGATAGCATCAGACTTACGGACTGAAACATCGAAGCCAAGAAATTTCGCGGGCTTTTGTGCGTTTGTTATCAATGTCTTTTCCTGTGACAGTTCCAGCTTGAGGTTTTCTTCCATATACTTGGTAATGTCCGACTTGATTTTAACGCACTCTGCCTTGCTTCCGATAACACCAATGAGGAAATCATCTGCGTATCTTACGTATCGAAGCCTTCTGTATGTTTCATCCATACTGTCTCTGCTCTCAATCTTTTGCCTTTCACGTCTCAGTTTCTCATACTCATCCCTAAGCTGTAATCTGACATCTGCATCCTGTATGTTCTTGATGCTTTTAAGGATGCGTTGCATCTTATCGCTAAGTTGCTTGTATTCTTTGGTGATGTGTCTTTCTTTTCCCTTATTGAAGCGTAGGGCGTATTCTTCCATATACTTGTCAAAATTATCAAGATAAATGTTTGCCAGTATAGGACTGATATTACCGCCTTGTGGAGTTCCCTTGTTTGTATTATGAAACTTCCAGTCTTCAATATATCCCGCATTCAACAACTTGCGGATAAGCCTTAGAAATCTATCATCGGCAATCCGTTTCCGCAAAGTTGCAATCAATACATTGTGGTCTATGTTGTCGAAGAATCCTTTAATGTCTCCTTCCACAAACCATTTTGTACCTGTAAATGTCTTTTGGATATGGGTCAATGCGGTATGGCAGCTTCTGTTTGGTCTGAATCCATGTGAGGTGTTTGCAAACACCTCTTCATAGACGGCTTCAAGAATCATGCGCACCACCTCCTGTACAAGTTTGTCCTCAAAGGAAGGAATTCCAAGCGGTCTTTTCTTACCGTTTTTCTTGGGTATGTATATCCTTTTTGCCGGATTAGGCTTGTAAGACTCATCTCTCAAAGATGCAATGACTTTGTTTATTCTTTGAAGACTCATCCGATTGATGGTTTTCCCATCCGTACCGGGTGTCATATTGCCTGGTTTGGCGTAAATACGCTGGTAAGCAACATGAAACATCTCCTCATTGAATAAGATACGGTACAGCCTTTCGAACTTGTAATCCGAAACTTTACCATGCTTGTTTAAAGCTTTTAATACTTGCTCAGGACTTCTCATAATGTCTCACACATTTTCCATTATTTGTATTAAGTTATCTAACTGCTTCCCTTCGCCATGTACAAGACTTTCCCTTGCTCGGACTACTACGGAAGCTCCGTTCCCATGTCAGATATTCAGGGTCCTATGCCCATAGCCTTACGGCATTCTGATTTAGGGAATCCCCATTTGCTTTCACAATAACTGTTTGGCTCGGCAGACTGTCGGATGCGACTTACGTTCCTATTCCACTTATTGTGGTTGCTCTGAAGCCAGCTCCTGCTCCATTGTAATTTCGGTTTACATGGGGTGCTTCAGCCCGACGTGAATCAAATACCTTTCGTCGGGGCTGGTACGTGTGCAGCAGAACTATCGTTCAACCAATCAGGCTTCATCCTTGTGTCTGTCTTTTCCTCTCGCCATGCAGTCGCAGCTTGGTATTTAGCTGACTAATGACTTTACCGACATGCTTTTGTCACCTTTGGATTTCTCCTCCAGCTAAGTCGTTGAGGATAGGTCTGTTGAACTCTAACCTAATCTCTTGCCATAGAGATATTTATTGTGTAGCCTATATGGGCGCATCGAAATCATACCAGATATTCCGATTTTTATTGACTTTGAATGAAGGTGTCATATCTTCCCTATACGGGGCACGGAACCATGCCGCACAAGCGGTTTCCCTTGCAGGGAAACAACCGATTGCTTTCAAGAAGTCCACAATATCTATTTGTTTGGTCTGGGCTATGTTCATAATAACTTTTGTGTTTCTATTCGGGTTTAATAAAGTTTATCTTATATATACACCGACGTTAAACTAAACCTCTTTATCGGAGGTACAGCCGCTATACTCCAGCACCTTCGGATTGTAATGGTAGCTCTTATCCTGTTTCACGATAATGCCACGTCCCATCAGGTACTTGTTCAGTTCAATGCAGATGTTCCGGCCACGCTTGAAGCCGATTTCGATATATCCCTGTTGGAGCGCTTTGATAAGCGGCCTGTATCCGGTTATGTCCCCCTCGCTGAATGCCAGCCTGAGAGCCTGGGCGTGTTGTGCATCGGAAATGGATTCGCAGAAGCCCTTACGCTCTTGTGTAAACGAGTATTCTCCCACCAGTTCAGGCAAGGCATCGTTATTGATGCGGAAAGCGAACGGCTCAAACTCCTTTTCACGAATGTGCATGGCTTTTACTTCACTGATATTACCGTCAAACTGGCTCTTGGTGATTTGCAGAATGGTTTCCGCCTTGTTGTTCAGTTCCGTGCCGATATGCCCTCTTGTATTGTCATCTCCCTTGTTCAGATGTAATACTGTATGAATATGGAGGTCGTGCATACTTGACCAGCGCATGAGGTCGTTTATCAAATCAACGGACTCACTGGGGCTGTTGATGTCATACAGGAGGTCACGGATACCGTCAATGACGACAAAGCCGATACCTGGGTCGGAAGCCAACGCATGGTTGATAATCTGTCGGCGTTGTTTGGGGCTGTATTCCCGCAGCATGAAAAATTCAAGGTTGTCCGCTTCACAGTCAGTAGGCAGCCCGGCCAGCCGTAGGATGCGTTCCAGCACCTTGTGGCAGTGGCATTTGCTCTGTTCCGTATCTACATAAAGCACCTTGTGTTTACCCTCCGGCAAATGCGCATTGTAGCGCAATACGTTTTTGCCCGATAAGGCCGAAGCCACGATAGCTGTGATGTTGAAGGTCTTTTTGCTCTTGGGCTTTCCCACTGAGGCACTGAAATTTCCGAGCGTTGCAATGGTGATGTCATCGACACGCACGATTTCCGGTGGAAAGGCGTATGTTTCGGTAACACGCAGACGGATGAATTGCAATATCTGTTCATAAACCGAACGGTCAATGTCGTTTCCTATCTGGAGCAGGTTGGTCGGTGTCATGGTCTTCTCCCTTTCTTTTTATGGTTAGACTTATCGGTGTGGTCATGGACGGTCATTATCGCCACCTGCCTCTCCAGTTCTCTTTGTGAAGGAACCGGGTTGCGCCGTTTCCATTCGTCCAGTTCCTTTCTTTCAAAGAAGATGTTCTTGCCATTCGGCTTGGTATAGGATATGTCACGGTTGGAGGTAAGCCGGTACATATGCCCTTTGGAGATATTCAGGTATTTGGCGGCTTCATCAATGTTCAGCATATCTTTCAAGTAATAAAGCTGATTCTCTACACTTTCAAAACGCTCAATCAAGGCTTCAAGTGTCCCAAAACGGTCAATGAAGGCTTCGATGGTAGTTATCTTGCCTAATACTACGTTTATATCTTCCATTCGGGTTAGAATGACGGCCACATCTTCTACCCGTTTAAGTGTTTCAAGGAATCCGGTTTCTGTCATGATGCAAATTGTTTATTGGGTTCAACATATTCATTCATGTTGTCCGGCATCTCCTTTGGACTGCTTTTTTCGGTTTCTTCCACCTGGTTTCGGCAGAGCCATTCGTCCAATTCCTGCTTGTTAAAATATAGCAGTTTGCCGGACGGTCTGTAGTGAGGGATATGCCCGTTCTTGGCAAGTTTGTACAACTGGCTTTTTGACAGCCCCATATACAGGCAGGCTTCTTTGAAATTGAGTGTTTTCTTGATGCAAAACAGCATATTTTCAATCTTCTCCGTTTGTTTCTGGAGCATACTAAGCTTCAGGAAACACGATGAACAGGACACCGCTACACAGTTTCTTTCTTCTTGTTGGTTCATTTCGTATTCTTTTTTGAGTTAGACATGGGGGGAGTGATACCCCGAAACTTTATCGCTTCGGGGCAAAGGTAGATATGTGTTTTTCAATGCTTGTAAAAAGGAGAGTAACAGTTCGGAAGTGTTATCCGAACTGTTATCCTTTTCTGTGTCACTTGTTATCCGTTGTGTTTCTTTCTGTCATTTCTCTGACAGCTTGTACGCATTGGCTGATTACCTCCTGCATACTGTTTGGATTGCTCTTGGCAAGACTAAGTGCACTGGAATACTGGCCGTGTTTGAGCGGACGGCCGTCTCTGGAACCCAATATGGAACCGGCCTGTTCCAACAGATGTTCCCAACGTCCGAGAATGAGACGGTGGTGACATAACCGGTCGAAAAAAAAAGCTACCAACCGGTTATTGGCAGACTTCAACGGCTGATGCAACGTGCCTTCCAAAAGAGAACGCAATATGCCTGCATTCACAGGGGTAGTGAAAAGTTGAGCCTCATTAGCACAATGCGCAATGAGGCTCAGTTGATTGTCATTCAAAAAGCTACCCAAAGACAAGGCAGGAAGGTTCGTTTCAGGGCGTGGCTTATCCGGTTCTTCTTTCAGACCGGAGGATGCTTTCGTCGTGTTGAACAGACGAAGCAACTCATCCATGCGGTTAGGAGCAAAAAGTATATTGGAGAAGAATTGCTCCACAAGGTCTTTACGTTTTGTCAGTATTCCTCTGAGAATACCGATGTTTTTCCAATGTCGGTTTTTCCCGGCGGCATCCCGGTGGTCACTATAATAATGACCGTTCAGAAAATCCTCCACATACAGTTCATACAATTTACTCTCACCGATAACTTCCTTCCGATAAGTAAAAGAGGCTTCCTTCAGCAAGGCAAAAAGTTCATCACGTTCATTTCCGACACTTTTGTGCGGTTTGTTTGCCAATCTCTTGTTTTAAAAAAAGGCAATCATTTCTACGGTTACGCTTCATAAATCTATTGTTTTAAGTTATTGGATAAATGCGTCATCCAAAAGGGAGACGGCATGGTCTTTCTTAGAATTGATGATTTGTGCGTACCTCTGAGTGTGTCTGATATTGGCATGACCCAATAATTGACTTGTCGTATAGATGTCAACCCCTGCGGTCAAGGCCAGCGTTGCGAACGTATGCCTCGCCACGTGGAATGAGAATTTTTTTTCTATTCCGGCATCTGTGGCCCAATCGCGAAGTATGCTTTTATACCAAATACTCAACTTGGGAAATACGCGGTCTTCAGAAGAAGCATCCCCTTGTTCCGGCATCCATTTCCGGGCATTCATGTTCAATGGCAAATACAACAATGCGCCGGTTTTATACTGGCGTATCTCTACCTGCCACCTATTCCCGTTTTTACTGATATGTTTCCAACACAAGTTTTTGATGTCCATGATGCGCAAACCGCAGAAACAGGAAAACAAGAATGCAGCCTTCATATCATCCCGGCGGCAAGGAGTTGCAATAAGGCGTTTTACTTCCTCTACTGTAAGATATTCACGTTTGGCTTCCGAATCTGAAAGCATATCCCGTTTGATTTTCTTGAATGGGCTTGACTGGAGCAGGTTCTCCTTAACTGCATAATTCAGTGCAGCCCGTATATAAGCGAGGTAGAGGAAAACCGTATTTTTGGCCAGTTGGTTATGGTCACGTGTGAGTGCAGGTCTATCTAGTAAATGGCTGAGAAATCTCATAATATAATCCCTATCTATTTCTGCAAGGGTAACACTGTTGTCGTACTTCTCCAATTCATTAGTTACCCGATCTACCCAAATAAGTGCAGATGCCGAAGCCCGTTTTTCCACATCTTGCCGATAAACTTTCATCCAGTCCGTGAAAAGCATATTCGCTTTATACGAACGGTCTGTGATACCTGCTATCTTGTTGGTCAGGTCCAAAATTTTTTCGGTCTTAATGGCATTGGCTATTGCGAGTGTGTTGGCATTTTGGATTTGCGCCGACACATCCGTTTCTGGTACAAGATAGAGTTTCAATGACTGGTAAGTTCTCCGGCCATTGTAGTAAATATCCAAATAGATGGACTTCCTGCCATCTTTGAGTTCATTAAAACGTAAACGGACAGGTTCCTTTACTTTAACTTGCTTTTTCGTACGTGCCATATACCTTTGTTGTACTATTATTCATGAAAAGATTAATTGCATTTTGTTATCTTGATTAATGTTACTATACAATAATGGATAACATAGCTTTCTGAGAAACAGACATAAAGAGGCTGTTTCTACAAAATGCAAATATACACAGTATTTTTAATTAAACAATACATACTGTATAATTTAAAAATAGAAATAAGATTGTTGTGGTCAAACAGAATTGAATTACGAAAAATTTCTTTCTGCTATGACTGATACACAGATAATTGCGACATGCAAAATTTGCAATATATTTCTGTTTGACTATAAATATTAGAATAGAGAATCTATTAGTAATACAGCGGCTTCTTTTTTAGCATCTATGATTTTCGCATAAACTTGTGTTGTTTCCACATCGGCATGACCAAGTAACTGACTAGTTGTGTATAAATCTGCCCCCATGGTAAGCTCCATTGTTGCAAAAGTATGCCGACTCATGTGATAGGTCAGTTTTTTATTGATTCCTGCATTTTTGGCCCACTTCTTCAACTGTAAATCAATGGTAGAAGTGCAAGGCAGAGAAAATACATAATCTTCAGCACTTCTCTTAGTGTGAGGCAGATAGGCTTGCGCTTGCTTGTTGAGTGGCAAGTACAGCATCCGACCAGTTTTCTTTTGTCGCAACTCCATATGAATATTCCCGTTATCTTCAATGATTTTTTTCCATTGCAAGGCACGGACATCACTTAACCGTAATCCACAGAAACAGGAAAACAAAAATGCAATTTTCACATCTGCTCTTGGTGCATCCGCCTCTATGAGCTTGCGGACTTCATCAATAGTCAGATACTCGCGTGGAGTTTCTTCACCGCAAATGGCTTTCCTGTCAATAGCCAATCCGGGATTTACAGACAACACATCATCATCAACTGCCATATTCAAGGCTGTAATGATAACCCCAAGATAATTGGATATGGTCTTTTTGGCAAAAGGAGCTTTGGTACGTCTTGCTTTTTGCCCTTTCATAAATTCAACAAAGCCATCCAAGAAATCCTTATCCACATCGCACAAACGAGCTTTGGCATTGTATTTCCGCAATTGTTTTAAGGCTGAATGCACATGGTTTTCTGATGATGTCTTTCCTTGTTGAATACTTCTGTTCTTATACTCGTTTACCCAATCAACCAGTAAAACCTTTGCCTTTTCTGAAATGGTTACGGGTGTTCTGTTGTTCGATATTTCAAGAATACGTTGTGCCCTTATTGCATCAGCAGCTTTCATTGTATGCTTGTTTTGCTTTCTTGCTTCCGAGGAATTCTCTGGGATAAGGTACAATTTCAGAAACTCATACCGCCTCTTCTTCTCGTAGTAAATATCGAGATAGATAGACTTGTTTCCATTTTCCAGTTCCTTGAACCGGATGCGTACAGGGGTTGATTCTATTTTCTTGGTACGAGCCATATACTTGAATTGCTTATTTTCTTCTTCTACAAAGATAGTGATTTTAATCGAAAACAGGTGCTTTTTTGCACAACAAAATAGTAACATAAAAACTGTAAATAAGACTATCGATGGCTAAAATCAACAATAAATGCAATTCTACATTCTTTTTATAAAAACCTGATATACATTGATATATTGTGCAATAATTGCATTTTTCTTGTGTTTTGTTTTTATATTCTATATATCTCGTCACGCTTGGGCAAGCATCGCCAAGAGCAAGAATGTACCGCTATCGGTAATCAGTGAGGGTATGGGACACGACTCGGAAGCCACCACACGCATCTACCTTGCATCATTGGACACCGTAGCCATCGACAAGGCGAACAGTATGATATTGAAATCTCTATGAGTGAAGGATGGTTGAGCGAACGAGAAAATCTCTTGATAAGAGCAAGTAATATTGTAAGTCTATTCTATAAATGAGTCTATTAGCAGGCTGATACATTGAAATTTGCTCAACAATAGACCTGTGGAGCAAAACAAAATGAAAATCAACCTGCTTTTTTAATTCCTTTTTTGGTTTTGATTGTATAATTCTTCGTAATTTTGCAACGGTAATCATTTCTCTTATCAAGAGAGGTTTACTCTTTAGCTTCTTTATATAGAATTAAGAACTTGTAAACCTGACGATTGCCTACCACAATTAAGTAACCCATAAACAATTGGCGACCAACAGTTGAAAGAGCAACGAGGAATTAGAAACGAAACCAGAGAAAAGTATAGCGATGCAATTACCCTCTATGTAGAGACCGGTCTTTCCATAAAACAAATATGCGAGCAGACCGGGGTCGGCTTTTCTGCGTTCAGTTCTTACCTCTCCACTCATCACCGTGACCTAATCCTCAAACGACATAATCTTACAGAATTTAAGAATGTCAAACTTAGAGGAAAGAAAGGTCAAACTACTGCCGCCCATTACAAATACAAGGATGCCATTGCCGCTTGCGACAGTATGGAGTATATTGAATACAATATATCCCAGATAGCACGTATCTTCAACGTAGATTGTTCCTCTTTGGCAAGCCAACTTCGCAGACATTACCCCGATATCGTACCACGCAGAGAACAGGAACGCAGACGGATAGGAATAACCGTCAATCTGCAATATGGAGCACGCAAGTGGAGCAAGGAAGAGTATGCTACTGCCATTGAGATGTTGCAATCATCCGATAAAACCATTGAAGAGGTTGCAGAGACTTGTAATGTATCCTACACGGGTTTGCGAGAACACATCTTAGCCTATTATCCACAAATTACCCGTAATAGGGAGGAGAAACGTATCCGTGCAACAGGTCAAAAGGTCAGAGGTATGCGTAACGGAAATTGGACTGTCTGTGAGCCAGACCGTGAAACTCTTGAAAAATATGAGAAGGCTATAGACCTGTATCGTACAACATCGAAGGATGTAAAGGATATAGTACGTATTGTTGGGGTAACTCTCGGTGGCTTCCGCTACCACTTGAGAACTTGGCATCCCGAACTGATGGTTCTTAGACGTGGCTTTGACGAAGGTATGGCATTGGAGCAAACCAAACGTTATAAAAAATCTTCTGCTGAGAAATATGCCAATGCAATCGAAAGATTACAGAATACCGATTTGCCAACGGCAAAGGTCGCAGCGGAATTTGGACTGAATCCCGAAACATTCAGGATGTATCTCAGGGAGCATCATCCCGAATTGGTTACAGCCCGTGGAATGATAAGGACATCTGACGGTAAGGTCGTTTCCAATCGTAGTGCAGAAAAGTATGCGGAGGCGCTACGCATCTATGCAACCACTTCCGAGTCCTTGAAATCCATTGCCAAACGGTTGGGACTTACCTATAATAGTGTAGGCGGTTTTATACGCCGTAACTATCCCGAAGCCATCGAAAAGCATAATTCGTTGCTTGCATCCAGTGAACAGATGTTTGCTGAAGGGATAGAAAAGTTGAAATCAGGAAACGCCACTATCCATGCCGTGATGGACGAGTGTGGCTACAATGAATATTTCAGAACTTACATAAAGAGCAAGTATCCCGAACTGCTTCATCGTAAGACGGAACGCAAGCCGATAGTTAGGAAACAAAAGACGGCAGATAAATATGCAGCTGCTATCGAATGTATGAGAAATAGCACCGATACGATGAAAGATATTGCAGAACGATTTGGACTTAACATACATTCATTCCGCAAATATCTCTATAAATATACTCCTGAAATTATAAAGTTAAGACACAATAAGCCGTAAGAGCCAAAAGAATAGGGATGATGTTGAAGGTGCAGAGCAGAATAGATTGTTGAGCGAATGAAAGGTCTCTTTGGAAGAGAGAACTTATCTCTTTGGAAGAGAAATGATTACCGATACAAAATTACACATTTTTCGGCAAATAGCACCAATTTACACTAAAAAATGTTATGCTCGATTCAGATTTTGTTTAGTGGCAATGTGGATTGTTGAGCAAATTATGTCGTGACTGTTCAAATAACCTACTCGTAATCAATAGCAGTATGTCGCATAAATCACTCTTCCAAAGAGAAGTGACCTATTATTCTGATTTATGCGCATTAAGAAATATTGTATAACGCTGATTCTCTTGCTGTTTGGTGTAGGTGTTGCGCATTCGCAAGAGAAACACACGGAAATCTGTATTGACTTCCGTGTGAACAGTACTGTCATAGACTCCGCCTATTCGGACAATGCCGCCCGTATGCAGAAGATCTTGGAGTTCCTGCGAACTATACGCCAAGACAGTACAATCAATATCATTGAAGTATCCTTCTGCGGAGCAGCTTCTCCCGAAGGCAGTTATCAACTCAACCGCAAGTTGGCACAAGGTCGTCTCTCGGCACTTGAAAAATTCATCCGCAGTGAGGTGGATATTCCCGATAGCCTTATTACCCATAATGACAGCTATATCCCGTGGGATTATCTCAAATCGCAGATTGAGGATTCGGGACTTATCCGTAAGGATGAAGTAATTGCCATCTTGGAGGAAGAAGCCCGATTGGTGGACTATCATCACCCGAATACGCATATCGACAACCGTGTCGTAAAATTGAGAGCATTGGACGGTGGTAAGGTATGGCAGCAGATGAACAATCTCTTCTTCGAGCAGATGAGAAATGCGTGTGTGGTATTCGTAACCTACAAGAAAGAGTTGCCACCCATACAAGTGCCTGTAATCGTGCCTGATACCATTAAGGTAGAGCCAATAGTTGAAGCCGTCGAAATTGTGCCCGACACAACGGCTATTATAGAAACGGTTATTCCCGAAGTGGAGGAATGGACACGCAAACTGCACGTCAAGACCAACGCCATCGGCTTGGGAATGGGCATTGCCAATGTCGCAGCGGAAATCGACTTGGCAAAGCACTGGTCGTTCACTTTGCCCGTCTATTATTCGGCTTGGGACTATTTCAAGACCACCATCAAGTTCAGAACATTCAGCGTACAGCCCGAGTTCCGCTATTGGCTGTCGGAAAACAACGATGGTTTCTTTGCAGGAGCACATTTCGGACTGGCTTATTACAATTTCGCCTTTGACGGTGATTACCGCTATCAGGACCACAATCGTGAAACACCCTCCATCGGTGGTGGTTTAAGTGTAGGCTATCGCTTGCCTATCAGCAGGAACAACCGCTGGTGGGTGGAGTTCTCACTCGGAGCAGGAGTATATTCAAATCACTACGACAAGTTCCACAATACTCCACGCACAAAAGACGGTCTGATGATAGAGAGCATCAAGAAGACCTATTGGGGTATCGACCAAGCAGCGGTATCGTTCTCCTATTCGTTTGACTTAAAGAAGAAAGGAGGCAAGCGATGAGAAAGATTCTATACCTTATTGTATGCTTGCCGATATTGCTTCTTTCGGCTTGTGATGTTCACGAATGGCCTGAAACGCCGGAGTTTGTAAAAATGCATCTTCGCCTCAATTATGAAACAGATATGACCGAATGGGAACATCTGTATGATGGGACATCGGTCATTGAGCAGGGATATGGCGAGACATACGACAATCATCGTGATTATGGCAAAATACGTTACATTGTCCGCACCTATCCCGTGTCGGAGAAAATGCGTACCACATCGGACTATACACAGGAGTTCGTATTCACGAAAGATATATCAGAGGGTTATGACCACGAAGTCACGCTCGACCTCTTGCCCGGCAACTACAATGTGATGGTATGGTCAGACTTGATTCAGACAAGCGGTGACAGCCATTTCCACAATGCAGACAACTTTGCGGAAATCAGACTGCAAGGCGACCACAAGGGTAACAATGACTACCGTGATGCTTTCAGAGGTAAGAACAACATAACACTTGTTTCGGATATTGTGGAGCATCAGCTGGATACGCTGGATATAGTAATGCAACGACCGCTTGCAAAATTTGAATTCATTACCAATGATTTACAGGAATTTATAGATAAAGAGATTGAATATCTGAAAAAAAAAGCCGCTACACGTGGAGAAAATGCCCCGACACGAGTTGATACAGATAAGTACAAGGTCGTATTTCATTATTCGGGATTTATGCCTAACACCTATAATATGAATACAGACAAACCAATCGATTCTGCAACGGGAGTAATGTTTGAATCAAGACTCGGGATATTAAATGATAATGAAGCATCGTTGGGATTTGACTATGTATTCGTAAACGGAAAGGAAGCCGGAGTATCCGTTCAAATTGGGTTGTATGATGGGGAAGATAGGCAGATTGCTCTGTCTGAACCTATTGATGTATCTCTAAAGAGAAGTTATCATACAATACTGAGAGGATCTTTCTTGATGCAACAGGCAACGGGAGGTATAGTTATAAATCCTGATTTTGATGGAAACCATAATATAGTAATTGACTGACAATGAAGATATATAGATATATTGGATACTTATTCTTTGCTTTTGCAGCCTCGATAATGTCTGCTTGTACTGATGAAGATATGTTGGGGCAGAGTGGAGATAGCGTGAACATAACATTCCGTCCGTCGTTGGGCGGTGAGTTGAATACCCGTGCCATAGGAGATGCTACAGGTATAGACCAACTGGTTGTTGCTGTTTACGAAGGGAACGGGACATTATCAAAAACATTCTCTTATTCGGAGGATTGGAACACTGTTCAGCAAGATGGTATAACACTCTCATTGATTGAGGGTCGAACATACAATATCATCTTCTGGGCGCAGGATGCTGACAATAAGGCATACAGTCTGACCGATGACGGAAAGATAAGTGTAAACTACGAAGAATATCTGAATGATGGTTTTTCCCAAATGGAGCAGTTGGATGCTTTCTACGCTACCGCAACAGTGACTGTAGGGGCACAAAAGGTAGAAGATAAGGGAACAATTTATCTTACTCGTCCGTTAGCTCAAGTCAACTTTGCGGACAATACCACAAAGCCAGTTCAGGAAACACATAAGGCGGTGGTTACCTTTCACAGATTCCCCACTTCTTTTGACCCGTTCTCTGGTATGGTTACGATGTCCGAAAGTGACATGTCTTTCATCTTTAAGGATTTTCCAGAAGAAGAGACTTTGAATATCAACAATTCTTCATATTACTATGTAGCGAGCAATTATCTGTTTGCTCCAGCAGAAGGAACCACCTCTATTGAAGCTACTCTCGACTTACAACAGATTGATGGTACATCCATCAACACCTTTGAGTTCAGTGGTGAAAAGGCCATTACATTGGAGAAGAATAAAAAGACCAATGTACTTGGAGCCATTGTTCTTCAGCCTGAAACTTGGAGTGTATGGAATGGTGAAATCCCGACAGAATCAACTCTGACAACTGACCCGGAGAATCAGAATCGTTATATCATTGATGAAGCCAATGATGTGGCTTGGCTAAGTGTTAAGGAGAATGCTCAAAGCCTTGCTGCCAATAGCACTTTCGTGATGACTGTCGATGTGGATATGAACAACGGCAGTGGTCTTGCGGCTATACAACTCCCTTCGGGAAGTACATTGGACGGTGATGGACATACCATCAAAGGCTTGCAGTTAGAAAATGCTCTCTTGGGGGATGTAACAGACATTACTGTCAGGAACTTAACCATAGAAGAAACAACAGTGGCAAATACATCTGCCGATGTGACCCATATAGGAGTATTGGTTAATACACTCAAAGGAAGCAATACATTCAGCAATATCCAAATCAAGAGTACATCCGTCAGCACCCAAAATGGAGCTGCGGGTGGTATAGTGGGATATATTTCTCGAAAAAGTCCAAATGATAGGAACGAGACATTGACCGTAATCTTTGATAATTGTCATGTAACGGAAACAACCGTAAATGGTACACAAAGTGAAGGCCATTTTGTGGGACTACTTCGTGGTTATGATAATAAAGAAACTTTGCAATTCAATAGTAATTGTACGCTTACACTTTCTGCTACCGTAAGGTCTGTTGATGATTTTGTGTCTCCTTACCGTGAGGGTAATGAGGGTACTTGGCTTGCGAACAATGACTATTCTAAATATGATGGCTGGTTGGGAGATGAGGAGTGTTATCGCGGCACTGTCATATACGGGGATAATCGCTTTATACCATGTTGGGATGGAGAGACTAAAGTCACACCTCTTACAGAAGGAAGCACTAAATTGATTTATTCAGCGTTTGACTTGGCATCATTGCAAGGTAGTGGTCATACATCTGTTACTTTTAAAGAAGATGTAGATTTGGGAGGTAACAGAGCAACCAATAAGAATCCGTTTACACCAATAAGTGCCATTGGCACATTGGATGGCGAAAATCACAAATTATATAATCTGAACATTTTTTACAATAGTTGGATTGTCGGCTTTATTAATGGAACAAGTGGAACAGAAACAGTACATAAAAATCTACATTTTGTAAACTCTTCTGTCAGAGCAGATATGACGGGAAATGAAAAACAGGTATATGTGGGAACTCTTTGCCCTTATGTACAACATAAGTATATAGTAGATAACATCACAATAAACGATGGATATGTATTAGGATTGGGAAAACTTGGTGGCTTAATAGGTTTTGTCACATCAGAAACAACTGCATCTTTAGATTGTAGTAAATGTAGTGTTATTTCATCAACCATAGAAAATATTGAAAGCTCTGCGGTAGACCGTTTTGGGAATAGTTATGTTTATGCAGATTTTAATCCACAAGGAGAAGTCGGAGGACTAATTGGATTCATAGGAAATGATGTTGTCATTACAGATTGCCATGTTACAAATTGCAATATTAATTGTTATGGGCAGGACAAGAAAACTGCTGCTGGCATCTTTGCTGTACCAGGGCGACATGTAAATCGATTTATTGGAGATATTAGAACTATCAATGGGGATATAATCAAAATATTAGGCTGTACTGCAGAAAACAATAGTTTCGGGATTAGAGATGAGGATACCCAATATAATCAATTTAATCTTGTTGGCAGATGTTACTACATCGAGATTGGCATAAATATGCCATTTATTGGCAAAGTAGGAGTCTTTGATACAAAGGGTAAACTATTCGTAGATGAAATTGAATATGCTCCGTCTAAAAATAATGGGGATTTAAAAAAATAAACAATATGAAAAAATTATTCTATTTACTATTGGCAATGCCATTACTATTTACATCGTGCAGTAAAGACGAAGGGATGGCGAGTGAAGAAACAGTTCAGGTAAGTTTCAGCACAGAGCTTCCAAGACGAATCGGAACACGTGCAGGTACGACCGATTTGAATGTGAATAAGGTGGTGTGTGCCGTATTTGAGGACGGAGAAGAAATCACAACCTTGCGTGATGAAATTGAAATCAAAGAAGGAGAAGAAATCGTATTTGCTCCTCGCTTGATTAAAGGTCGTACATACGATGTTGTCTTTTGGGCTATGAAAGACGACAATTATAATGTGGACGATATGACAGCCATTACTCGTGCTTCGGAAACGACTGCGGCTGAAAGTGATTTTGATGCATTCACAAAAAGTGTAGAGGTCGAAGTAACAGGCTCCAAGTCGGAAACAGTAACGCTCAAGCGTCCACTGGCACAACTGAATCTGGGTGTAACATCTGATGACTGGAACGCTGTGGCAAGTGAAGAAACATTTGGAATGACTCCAACAAAAATGGTTATAACTCTGACAGGGAAAGATACATTCAACGCCCTCTCAGGTGCAACCATAGGGGAGGATAAAGAGGTAACATATACTCTTGATGTGTCTGGAGAAGACCTTGTGGCAGGGAATGAGACCTATAAGAGTATTGCGATGTGCTATGTATATCCCGATGCAGGACAAGAGATTATAGATATTACGTATACCATCTATGACCAAAACAATGAGGTTATTCGGGAGGATGTAACCATTCAAAACATTCCGTTGGAAAATAATTATCGTACCAATCTGGTTGGTGGATTACTAACCGGAACAATTACATATACCATCACTTTTGAGAAAGATTTCAATACGACAGAAAACAACGAGACGATAGAATAATGTATAACCATTAATTTCAAGAAACAGAGATAGATAGCACAAAGAAACAATTGGAATCCTTATATGATTCCTTCGAAATCTCTCAATGGAGATTTCTACTATGATGAATTCCCCTAAGGAATAATCCTTATGAACACTGGACGAGATTCCGGCATATGTAAATATGTGGGAAAACGTGAAAAGGAAGAAAAGAATATAAACTTTTTAATTATTAATTTAAAAACATTTCAAGATGAAAAAGAATTTGTTTATGAGTATGCTTGCAATGGCAGGTATGCTGTTTGCGACCTCATGTTCGCAAGACGAATTGCTTAACGAACCCACAACGGGCGATTACGTTAATGCAAAGTTCACTATTTCTACTCCTGAAGGTATTGGCACACGTGCCGCTGTGAATGTAGGTGAAGGTACAACAGTAAACTATGTAGCTTGTGCTGTTTATGATGCGACTGGAGAAGAAATGCCAGATTTACGTCAGTATAGACCAATTACCAACAAGACGGCCGAGTATTCAATCCGTTTGGTTAAAGGTCAGGCTTATCGTGTAGCGTTCTTTGCTTATTATGGTGAAGATAATGGTATATCAGATTACTATGACATGCAGTATTTGACTGATATTAAAATTAAGGATGCGAAATCAAATATTGAGCATCGTGACGCCTTTACTAATTATGTTGATGTTACAGCCCAAGAGTCAATGAAGGCGGTTGAGAAACCTGTAACTCTTTATCGTCCCTTTGCTCAGCTTAACCTTGGCGCAGTTGCAGAAGATATTGAAGCTGCAAAAAAAGCAGGTGTGGTTGTAACTAATAGTAAAATCACAGTAAGCAATGTCTATACAGAGTTTGACGCATACAACAATGCAATCGTTGCTGGAGCACAATCAAAAGAGGTAACTTTCACAATGAATGAAATTCCTGGTCAGGATTTGTATGTCGATATGGATAATGATGCTACTACCGCCGATGAATCATTTGAGTATCTTGCATTGAACTATCTTCTTGTTGGTAATGCTGGTAGTGAGAAAGAGTTGACAGACGTTACCTTTGAATGGAAGACTGCTGACAATAAAACTAACAGCCCTGCAACCGTTTTCAAGAACATTCCTGTTCAGCGCAATTATCGCACAAATATCATTGGCTACCTGTTGACTAACCCTGCTGTATTCAATATCACAATTGATGAGAAATTTGAGAAGCCAGATTATATTGTTGCGAGTCCTTGGGATGGAAAGGAAGTTTCAGAACCTGAATCTACTGCTACAGAGTACTTGATTTCATCTCCTGCTGAGTGGGCTTGGTTGAAAGGTAAGAATTTGAATGGCAAGAATATTAAGTTGACTGCTAATATTGATTTCGGTGGTAACGAAGTGAAAGGTCTTGGCTTTACAGGCACATTTGATGGAGACGGTCATATAATGTCAAATATGACTTTGCTTTGCGGAGGCAGTTATTATTCAAATGGTTTGTTCCAAGGTGACGCTTCTGGCGAGGTTACAGTGAAGAACGTAACTATAGAGAATGCCGTTGCAGAGTGTAGCGCTGAAGATCAGGGTTATGTTGGTACAATATTTGGCGATGTTCAAAATAATGTAACATTGGAGAATGTTCATGTGAATGGTGCAGACCTTTGTGGCGTTCAGTCTGTTGGAGGTCTTGTAGGTTTTGTAGCAAGCGGTATAACTCTCACATTAAACAATTGTTCTGTAACAGGAAGCTATATTCATAACTATGCAGTCAGCAATGAATCTGGTTTTGTTGCTGGTTTGGTCGGTCGCCCTGTTGGTACAGTAACCGCTTCAAACTGCGAAGTAAATAACACAATAGTAGAGGGATTCTATGCAGCTCGCCGTGGCGAATCATCTATCGCTGCAGCCGTAGGTAGTCAAACACCTAGTGGCGTGACAGTTGCTTCAGACGTTACAGTTAAAAAGGTATCTATGGATGATGTGGTTTTGATTTCTAGTGCAGAACAACTCAATCAACTGACAGTAAGCAATAAATACGTTATTCTTACTGCGGATATTGACTTTCAAGGCGTCGCAATGACTAAACCTATCGAAATTTGGGGTAACTCTACATTTGATGGTCAGGGTCATAAGATTTCAAATGTTGAAACAGCTGTGCAAGGCGATTATGCGACCTCTCTCTTTAGAGGAGATGCAAATTCCGGCAATAAAGTGGTTAAAAACCTTATAATTGAAAAACTTACCACTCCTTCAGGTAAAGATTTTGCAAGTGCGATTTGGTCAGATCTTCAAGATGGTGCTAACATTGAAATAGATAATGTTCAAATTAACGATGCAACAATCCAAGCAAATGGCACAATCGGTGGATTTGTTGGTTTTGTCGGTGGTAGTACTACCTATGTAATCATCAAGAATTCTTCAATCAGCAATTCAACCCTTAATGGAGGCGAAGAGGATAAGAAACGAGGTGCAGTAGTTGGTAGAGCATATGGTTGTAGTGTAACATGTGAAGATGTTATTGTGAATAATGTCAAAATTAATGATGTGGCTGTTACTACATCAACATTGGTTGGAGATAAGGGATATACAGGAATCGTAACTATTAAATAATGCAATAAAGAAACTCTATCATTCCCTTTGATAGATATTTACATATAAGACGTTAGTTCGAGACCTGCCGTTCGTAAGAATAGCAGGTCTCATTCTTATATTAACATAGCCCTTTGCTTGAAATCTGATGTCCGATGTTCCCTAATGATAGCACTATGCTAATCCCATTCTCTTTTCGCTGGCATAGACCCTCCAATACTTTTTGTCTTATTCTGCTCGCCTCATAGGTATTCAAGCGAAACGCAAGTGCAATGACCACTTCAAGATTGTAGAATGTAGCCCAACTTTTAGGCGTAGCCAAATCACAATGTTGAGTGCTTACAGGGCAAAGTGTTCCACTCTTGTATATTGCTTTTATGGCAGCTCGGAGTGTCGGGGCTATCACCCCGAACAACTCCACCAATTCCATTTCCGACATCCAAACACTTTTGCTTGGGATATTTACTCTACCACTTTCGCTGATTGTTATTATTGCTCGTTCCATAGTTACATTGCTATTGAGATTTCACTAAACGATTGATTAAGTCTGTTGCCGAACATCGTCAAATCCTTGTCGATTTTCTCGGTGGTTATCTTGGCATACTTTTGTGTCGTAGTAATGTTCGTATGCCCCAACACTCGGCTTACACTTTCAATAGGAACACCCTTGCTCAGAGCCAAGGTCGCGAACCCATGGCGAGTGCAATGGAATGAAATATCCTTTGAGATTCCACACTCTTTAATCATCTTTTTCAGTGGTTTACAGATGTTCCAATAGTTGAGATTTGGGAATACCAGCTTATTCTCTTGAAACCTCTCGTAACGCTTGATTATCAGCAACGGAATATCCAACAACTTCACTTGGAAATTGACCTTTGTTTTGTGTCGCTTTGACAATATCCATTTCTCTCCGTTAATCTCTACTATATCATCAGTGGTCAGTTCCTTTATATCCACGAATGACAAGGCTGTGAAGCTTGCGAACACGAACAAGTCTCGGATATAAGCCAACTTCTTGTCTGCAAACTCATGTGTCATTACAGCCTTTATTTCATCTTCGGTCAAGTATTGTCGCTCCTTGATATTCTGATTTACCCGATACTGGGCGAATGGATTTCTCGGTGTCAGTCCATTATAATGTGCTTTTGAAACGATTGTCTTCAACCACATACAATGTGACCATACACTGCCATTGTGTAAGCCTGCATCAGTAGAGAGATAGATTTCATACTCTTTTATAAAGTCGGGAGTAAGTTCAAGCATAGAAATATCACTACGCTTGTAGCACTTCTTGATGAACGCAGCCAAATGATTTCGTGACCTTACACGCACCTTGTAGGAACTTGCTGCACGGTCTATGCCGATACGCTTCTTGAAACTTTCGTTGTCCTTATCAAATGCACCGAGCAGTGTTTCATATTCTGTTCCGATACCTTGATAGGCATTGCGTACCATTTCGGCAGTAACATAGGCTTCTCTATCTGATATGCGTTGATAATGCTTGATGATTTGAGCCTTGATGTTATCCAAAGCCAAATTGATGTCTCGTGCTTCCTTACTCTTGCCCTTTGCCCGATTGCCTTTGGCATCCCACATTGTTTTTGCAATGGTTAGTTTGCAACTGAATTGTGCCACCGAGCCATTGATTGTAACTCGTCCCATGATGGGGACAATACCGTTTTTCTCCTTGCTTCCGTTCACGTAGAACAGCACCTTAAATGTACTTCTCAT